ATCCTTTGACTCGCATAATTCTCGTCAATGGGGCCTCCCTCAAATTTTTCGGTCTGGAACATCCAACCATTAGAACCATTAGGATTGTGAGGTATCGCAAGTGAGTCCATACCCGCGGTCCTCTGCATATCCATCCATTCCCACAATTTTTCCGGGTTGGTTGAATCATAGGACACAAGAAAACACTGTAGGTGGTGAAAGAATTTGCATGACCTATAACATAAATGCTAGGATGAAAATGGATGATGTTAAAGGCAAATTTCGACTTTAAGAGATGCTATCCATCAAGAGAAGAATTCTTTGATGTGATTCAATTCAAAACTCCTGATGAATGGGAGATTCAAAAAGTGTCATTAGATCATGGCAATGAATATTATATTGCCGACGATCCTTTCAAAGGTGATGGATTTGAAATTTATCGAGATCTTGTTTCTACATATCCTATTTGTTCTCATAATGATGGAACAAAACCAAGAAACGGAAATCCATTTGAAATCATTCATGTTGCTGATTGGATAGCAGAACCAATATGCTATTTGATTAAAGAAAAGTTTAATCTGCGTGGCGCACTTGATCTTGCTGAATGGGGAAATGTATATCATAAAGGTAAAGTAGGACAATGGGAGTTCTTTACATTACCTCACTGTGATGCTGCATGGGGAATGATTGGAAACCTTTGGTTTACTGATCACGATATTAAGGATAGCGGCACACACATTTATCATTATGATGGTACTATTGAACCATTACAAGATAATAAAATGTACTATGATTATCAGATAAATCAACATCATCCTTTATATGATGAGTGTAAGAGATTAACTCATAATCAAAAGAAAGCTACAACATGGACTAACATTACACCAGAGTTAGAAAAACATTGGGGATTTACTAGACTAGATACAATGCCGAGTAAAGAACGTACAATGACATTGTATCGTCCAAACATTCCTCATACTGCTTACATCAGTGATAATGTTGACTTTAGATGGTCACATACATTCGCTGTAACTAAAAACACCCAAACCCTTTACAATGAACTCTTATCGAATCTACAACCTGCATGATATTGACCTCAATGAGGTTTATGCATATTCTAAATATTCTGTTGGAAAATTTGAATATTTATTTGGTCATGAAGGAACTACAAAGTTTTACTACAAGTACAATTTCTTTACTCTTGCATCATGCAATAAAGAAATTCATAAAATGTATAGACAACTGACAGGATTTATTGGTGAATTTCTCAGTGAAGTTTCATATCCAGATGACAATGTATGGATGCAATCATGGATGAACTTTCATAAGGAAGATGAGGTGTTGAAATCACATAACCATGATTTTGATGTTCATGGATATATAACCATATCAAATCATAAGAGTGACACTGTGTTTACCGAAGGCGAGAAAGAGTTGTGGCGTATTGAAAATAAACCATTACAGATTTATATCGGTACTGGTAGGGTAAATCATCATGTAGAGGTAACTGAGAGTTATAAGGATGAAAGAATTACTATTGGATTTGATTTAGCATTGAAGAATTCATTCACTAATAACTTTAGTTTTATTCCTGTAGTGATATGAAATTAGATTTATATTTTCCCACCCCAATCTGGTCTACTGAATTGGATATTGATAATGATGTATTGTTGAAATATATCTACGGATTGAGGGATGATGATCCTGAAGGTAGAACAATTAGTAATCGTGGGGGATGGCAATCTAAAGAGTTTGATGGTCAAGATGTTTCCGAATTAAGAGATGCTGTATTTCCTTGTCTGAATAGATGTATTACTGATTATGGATATGAACCTGATGGATTAGCATTTAAGTGGGGGAATTCTTGGGCAAATATTAATACTGAGCGTGATGTGAATCAGGTTCATGTGCATCATGGTTCTTTTTTATCTGGCATATATTATGTCTCTGCACCTGAAGGATCTGGTAATGTTTTATTCTTTCAAGATTTTAACAGAAACTATATTGCTGAGAGTGTTGCGAAGGTTAAAAAGTATACAGGATTATCTGGTGGTAATGTTCCTTATAAACCCTATACTGGTAGATTGTTAGTGTTTCCCTCTAATCTTCCTCATGCTGTTGAGACTGGAAATCATGAAGGTGATAGGGTTTCTATTGCATTTAACATTGGATTAGTTAGAGGTTACAATGAATAATATTGGTCAAAGATTATTAAATGAGATTGATTTAAAGTTTAATGATCGTGCTCATCATTTTCCTAAATTGTTAGACAATCCCAGTGATCATTTGACATGGGAAGATGTAGAATTTTGTATTAATACTACATCTTTATTTGAAGTTGAGATTATTAATCATGATAATCAAAAGGTGGAAATTGATAGACGTTTGACTGCTTGGGTAAAGCATAAGTATGTGCAATGTAGTAAACAACTAGCACAACATATTAATCATGGACATACGTTTGTAGTAACAGGATATGATTATTACAAAAAGAACAATCAAGAACTATTAAGAATCTTTGAGGAATGTTTCCAAGTTGATTGTGCTTTACATGCCTTTGGTGGTAAAGATGGATCTAAATCATTTAATGTGCATGAAGATTATCCATGCAACTTTATTATTCAAGTAGAAGGTGAGACTGAATGGAAAGTATTCAAGAATCGTCGTTCTGGATTGTTACTAACAGGTGAATATGGTTCACCAGTCGATGAATCAAAATTAGAAGTTGATTTGCATGTCACATTAACACCGGGCGATGCAATCTATATACCTAATAGAGCATATCATTGTGCATATCCTCAAGGTAAGAGATTATCTCTTAGCATACCTTGCTGGCCCAGACAAGGTGTAGACCCCCAATCTCCTGATCGTAATTATTATCGAATAACATGAATACTGTTGACGAACACGCAATTTTTCAAGGTGCTTTTGCTAAAGCATGTGATGACTTTATGTTCATCGATGATGTATCTCATGAGGCATGTGATGGACTGTTGGAGTTGTATCATAATCCTGTAAATTTATTCAAATTTGAAGGTAAATGTGGCATGAATTCTTATGGCGTGCAGAAAGAAGATGTTAAAGAATCGATAGATGTTTGTGTGCCAGTATCATTCAATCAACCAGCAGTACAACAATACTTCAATGAATTGGATGTGATTGTTAAAAAGTATGTTGAGAAATTTCCATTTTCTGGTATGTCACCATTTTCAATGCGTGAACCTATGGCATTACAAGGATACCCTAAAGGTGGAGGATTTAAGATATGGCATTCAGAAAGAACGAGTGCTTTTATTGATCATACAAGAAGACATCTAGTCTACATGACATACTTAAATGATGTACCAAATGGTGGAACTGAATGGTTTCATCAGCAGAGATATGTCGATGCAGTGAAAGGTAGAACAGTTATTTGGCCTGCTGATTGGACATATCTACATAAAGGTAGGATCAGTCATGATCATGAAAAGTACATCGCTACAGGATGGTTTGAATATGGCGAAACTTGAGATTAAAGAGAATGTAATGCCGACATCATATGTACGGCATTTATATAATGTTGTGACTGATGTTAGTTTCGATTGGCATTACATTCATGATGCTACATTTGAAGAACAAAGAACAGGATCTCCTAGTTTCAGTCATTTATTGTATAATAATGGGCACAAATCCCCTCATTTTAATACATTCATTCCACCATTACTTGAGGCAGTTGGTGAAGTTAATTTGATTCGTGTTAGATTGGGTTGCTTATTATCTAATATTCTGAACCCTCAGAATAATACACATGTTGACTTTGAATATCCTCATATGGTAGGATTGTATTACATTAATGATGCTGATGGTCCAACATGTGTATGGACAGAGGATGGATTGCAAAAAGTAGAAGCACAATCAAATAGATTTGTTTTATTTGATGGTAAATATAAACATGCAAGCACATGTCCTATGGCAATGCCATCGAGATTTGTTATCACTTACAATTTTACACAATGATTCCACATATCACTATAGATAACTTTTTTGAGACACCGGGATTAGTACGAGACTTTGCACTCAGACAAGAGTATTTCAAGGGAGATAGAGGAACTTGGCCCGGATTACGCACAAAGTTTTTACATGAACTCGATAATGAGTTGTTTCATATTGTTTGTGGTAAACTCATGAAACATATGCCAAGAGAGTTTAATGACTTCAAAGAGATACAAATTGGATTTCAATTAATTGATGAAAGTTATGGATCTGGTTGGGTTCATGATGATGATAAACGTCACAATATGGCAGGTATGATATACCTATCACCTGACCCTCCTATAGTAGATTCAGGCACTACATTTTATGATCCTAGAATGGATGATAGTGATGCTAGTTATCAGCAAAAGTTTAGAGAAGAGATGGATGATCCTGAGTATAGAAATGCTTATGAAAAGGATAGATTAGATCATAGAAATATGTGGACAGAAAGTATTAAAGTTCAGAATAGGTATAATAGATGTAATATATTCAATCCAAGATGTTGGCATTCTGCTGACAATTTCTTTGGTATTGATAAACAAACCTCTAGACTTACTATGGTATTTTTTGGGTACGCATTATGATTAAAGTTATTGATGATCTTATTCCATACGGATATCAAAAACACATTTATGATTTAGTGGCAAATCAGGATATGGATTTCTATTTTCATAGAAATGTTGTAGATCCTAGACCTCTACATTACAATGCAGCAAAAAATTCTAACGTTCATGCATTTGTTCATGTGGCATTTAGAAATAAGATAACACAATCTAAATTCTTTCCTACACTATATCCGATAACATTTAGTATCCCCGAAAAGACTGGTGTTAAATTTTCTATGTTGGATAGAATGGGAGTTAATTTTAGTGTTGGTCAAGGTGAAAGTAGAATGTTGCATCATCTACCTCATATTGATAACAGTTATAAGCATTATGTGGCAATTTATTATGTAAATGATTGTTGTGGTGATACATTTATTTTTGAACAAAGAAATGAATTCCTAAATGATCAATATTCAATGCCAAACACTCATTGGGATAGTGGAAATGCAGATCCTAACTTTATGTTTACTGAGAAGCAGTGTCAGGAAGAAGAAGATAAGATATATGAAAGAAATGAATGGACAATTAAACATAGAGTTACGCCAAAAATGGGAAGGTTGGTTATATTTGATGGCGCACATTATCACGCCAGTTCAGATACAACGGATGATTTTCGTTGTGTGATTAATATGAATCTCATACCATGATTAAAGTAATTAAAGGTGCAATACCCTTAGAATTGTGTAAGGTAAATGTTATCAACATGGACCTATTGAATCATGCTCTAAACTATCCTGGTGATCCTCAACATCCTCATGCTTTTGGATACTATTCACCTATATTTCTGGAATCTTTGTTGATACATATGCTGCCAAAGATTGAGAAAGCAACCCAGAAGACTCTCAATCCTGCTTATTCATATGGCAGGATATATTTTCATGGAAGTGAACTTCCTCGCCATACAGACCGTCCTAGTAGTGAGTGGGCAGTCACATGTTGCTTAGAAAAACATAAAGAATGGCCCATATCATTTGACAAAGACGGTGAAGTAACTACAATAGATTTGGATGTAGGTGATATCTGCATCTACAAAGGTATTGAGTACCCCCACTGGAGAGAAGTTCTTGATGGTCCTAGACATGTGCAAGCAATGTTGATGTATGTTGATACAAATGGACCTTATGTTGAATATACATTAGACAAACGACCTCATCTGTGCCACTCAGAACCCTGTCCATCCGACTCACACAACTAGGAAATATCTGCTATAATACGCAAGTATTCAACGGAGAATCATGCCCCAATTCACTCTCATCTGTAAGGATGAGGATTCNACTGTCACAACTAAAGAATTTGAAGCAATGCTTTTGAATGAAGTCATTGATAAAACTCAAGACTTTTTGAAAGGTGTTGGTTATGTGTTTGAAGAATTGCACACTCAAGTGTATCCATTGCCACAAAACGATGAGATCACTTCCCTTTACAGGGATGTTGACAACTAAATCTTAATACATATTACAGTAGTTTATTTTCATTCAGAATACATCACAATGGGCAAGACTTTCAGACGCGGTGGTGCAGAGCGAGGATACTATTCGCCCGGCAAATCACTCAGGGATAAGCGTCAACGGGGCAGCAATAGAAACCTTAGCGAATATGACGACTCCTATCAATTCAAAGACAAATCAAACAAAAAAAGTAAATACAATGAGTCANCAGAATTTGATGGAGATTGGTNATGANTGAGAAGAAAGACATGGATTTTATTGATCGTCTTCTAGAACATTACGATCCTCAATCTGAAAACGAAAGAGAATCTAAAGAAATAGAATTTGACGATGAATCTACTGTAGACTACGACATGGATTATACAGTTCAAGAATAATGTTAGACAACGAATCTCAAGAAGAAAAATTCAATAGGGGACTCGACTTATTTGTTGAGTCTGTACTTAAACCAGATCACAAACTACGTCAATGTGCTCACAATCAGAAGTGTTATCACGAACTGATGTACATTAGGCAGTATGTTCTTGATTATTGTAACACCCTCCGCCGACCTTAATGTAAATGCTCCACTCAGCAATCCTAGATGTCAACGAGAAACTAATTCTCAAAGACGCTCTCTTCCTGTATGTTTCTGACCTACAGAAAAGATATTACAGGGATAAAATGATCCCCGAATCTTCTTATCTTGCTAAAATGAAAGAAGTTGAAGAAATTGTTGGTAAATTGAAGTTATCTGATTTATATCGATGATGCAATATTGGAATCCTAAATGGTGTTTTCAGACATCATTTAGTGATGAACTTAGATTAAAAACAGAACAGATGTTTGAGGAGTATATCAATCAAGATGATAACTTCTCAACACCTGCTGAGTGGAACTGTAATGTAAAAACTACATGGGGAAGTGTATCCGGACAGGATATATGGAAGGAATGGTTTGACNTATTNCAACCAGTTTGGGAGGAGTTCTTTAGTGAATATCAGTCAAAGTTTCCTGTAAAGGTACAAACTGAAAACGCATGGATCAATAAGTATAATCCCGGTGACTTTCAAGAACTTCATGATCACTGTACTCCTACAACTGTGTTGAGTATGGTATACTTTCATACGTTAAATGATGACGATGATTGTAGATTTGAATTCTTTAATGATGATGTGCCGTTGTTATTGGCACAGAACCCTATTGGTCGTGGTGAGTGGAGTCAAGGACCATTAGAATTACTGCAAAGAATAGCACCATCAGTAAAATCTGGTGATGTTATTATCTTCCCACCCCATTATCTACACTTGGTGACTCCACATAGAGGAACAAAAACTCGTGTCACATTTAGTATGAACTTTAATCTAATACCTGTGCCAACTATTGAAGTGGCANAATAGTATTGACACACCGTCAGATCTGTGCAATAGTAATAGGGTCAACACATTTACGACATGCAACCAACTTACGATTTCACTGGCGATTGGATTACTATTCTAGGATTCATCGGTGTTGNTTCAACTGCACTAATTGTCGTTACTTCTTTTCGTAGATATTTCAATTCACCTCTAAAAAAATGAGCGCAAAGACATCAAAACAGTATAAAATTGTCAGGGACATTAACAAAGCACTGGCAAATCCTCATCTCTATAGTGATGATGAACTCAAAACTCTCAAACAAAAACGTGCTAAATTCATCGATCTCAAACGACGCTACAATGAAGAACAAAATGGAGGTTTCGGCAAGTATGTACGATGAACAATTTGATGTAACTTGGGATGAAAATGACATGATCCAAGTTAACGAAGATGATTGGATCTCCTCAGTCATTGGTACTGAGCAGGATGCAATCTATGATGTTCTCGCTGAAATTAAATGAGTAAAGATCGCTGGCGTGTATCATGGAAGCGACAGAAAAAAGTAAACGGATTTACATCTACACAATCCGTTATTGTATATGGGATTGAAAATGTTGAACATGTAATTAAAACAGTTGTCCCCACCGATGAGTGGGATGTGACACCTGCATAACCTGCACAGCATCCTTGACAGGATGCTTTTTTTATATTATATTGTATTTGTTGAATCATCGAGGCAATGCCCATGCAACTATCTGAATTCAAAACTAAATTCCAAAGCATCAAATCATCTGGATTTATTAAGTCACACCGCAAAGGAAACACTGGAGTTGGTCACACTCTAGAGCAAGAACTAGGACTGACTGAGAATTGTATTTCAGGTCCAGATCTGTCTGGTAATGAGTTAAAAGCAGCACGAAAAGGTGCTGGTGGCAAACAAACTTTGTTCACTAAAGAGGGTGACTGGGTTGTATCTCAGAAAGACTACATTGAAATCTATGGTTTCCCTCACACAACTAAGATTGGTGAGATGAGTGGTCAATCAACTGTAACTAAAAATCCTAACAAACATGGACTCTTTATCAAAACAACAGATGATTATTGTGCAGTTATGCACGGTTCTACTATCATCGTCAAGTGGGATTGGGATACTCTTGTCAATCAATTCGCTAAGAAGTTCCCTGCCTGTGTGAAAGTATTTGCTGACGTTGAGAAGCGTGATGGTGTAGAATACTTCCACTATAATGAAGCATACCGTTATATTGGAACTGACAAGAATCTATTTCGTACTGCAATCGAGAATGATATGATTGCCATTGATATTCGTATGCGTACTCAGAAAACTATTGGTAAAGGTATTCGCAACCGTGGCACTGCATTTCGCATGAATCATGGTAAAATGGAAGAACTATTTGTTAAGGAGGAACTTTGAAGGACACCGTATTGTATGGCGATTGTCGTCAGAAACTGCAAGAGATTGCAGAGTCTGGTAGTAAAGCACGGATGTGTGTTACTTCTCCTCCTTATTATGGTTTGCGTGATTATGGCAACGAAAACGATCAAATAGGTCTAGAAGAATCACCTGAAGAATTCATTGAACAGTTGGTGGAGGTGTTTCGTGGCGTCCGTGATTGTCTCACGGATGATGGTACTCTCTGGGTCAATATTGGTGATAGTTACTATAACTATCGAGGTGGAAAGGGTCAGGCATTGCCTAAACAATCAGTAGCAAAGACTAATCAAGATTTACCACAGGCAAAGAACCCTAGACGAGGTAACAAACTCAAAGGATATAAAGAGAAAGATTTAATTGGCATTCCTTGGATGTTAGCATTTGCATTGAGGAAAGATGGATGGTATTTACGTCAAGATATTGTATGGAGTAAACCTAACCCAATGCCCGAGAGTGTGAGAGATAGATGCACAAAGTCACACGAATATATCTTCTTGCTCAGTAAGAATCAGAACTACTATTTTGATGTGGAGAGTATAAAAGAACCTACTGTAGACAACAAGTCAATGAAGAGGAAGAAAAGTGTTTGGGAAGTGAAGACCAAACCATATAAAGGTGCTCACTTCGCTGTCTATCCATATGATTTGATTGTTCCTACAATTCTCGCAGGTAGTGAAGAGAGTGATATTATTCTTGATCCATTCATGGGATCTGGAACTACTGCTGCTGTTGCTAAATCACTCGATCGACATTACCTAGGATGTGAACTTCATGCAGATTATGATGATCTAATACAAAAAAGAGTGAGAGAAGTAACAAACAATAAAATCAGTGAGTCACCCTTAGACCAATTGATGTAGTGTCCACTAATGCCCCCATGAGCGCCATTAAGGTGCCATACTATATTCATTGACAGACAGACATGCTTTCACTTCGTCCTCACCAACAACGTGCATTTGCAGCAATGCAAGAGAACAATGCTGGCAAGGTTATCATCCCCACTGGTGGTGGTAAGACATATATTATGATCGCTGATGCATACAAACATCTGCGTGATTCTGGTCCCCAAACTATTGTTGTGGTGGCACCTCGTATCCTCCTCGCTAATCAGTTGTGTGAGGAGTTTATGCAGCATATTCATCATCGTGATGTGCATGTTTGTCATGCTCATAGTGGTGAAACTCATCACTTCAGTAGCACTAAACCTGAAAAGATTGCTCTGTTCGCTAACACTGCTCGCACAGCAGGTGAGAACTGCATTATCTTCACCACCTATCATTCTCTGGGTCGTGTTGTAGATAGTGGCATCGATATCAGCACTATCTATTTCGATGAAGCACACAATGGCACTGCTAGAGGTTTCTTTGTAGCAGTATATGCTACTGCACAGATTGCCAAGCGTCGTTACTATTTCACAGCAACTCCTAAGACTGGTCGCGGTCAGAGTCTTGCTCGTGGCATGAATAACACCGATGTTTATGGTAACACGCTGTGCAATGTTCCTGCACAGGAACTCATCGAAGCAGGTGCAATCGTTCCTCCTCGCATTGTTCCTTTTGAGACCAATCGTGTCCGTAACAAATACAATGCACACGAGGTTGATGCTGATAACTTGAAGGATATGTTTGAGCAACTCGATGTATTCCAGAAACCCAAAGTTCTCGTGTCTGCACCATCCAGCAAAGTGCTGGGTAACATGCTCGGACAGACTGACATTCTTGAGTATTTCAAGAACAAAGGTTATGATGTGATGCACATCACCTCTAAGTTTGGTGCTGTTATCAACGGCAAGAAAGTTGGTCGTGAGTTGTTCTTCCAGACTCTGCAAGATTGGGGTGCTGATGATCACAAACAGTTCGTGATCTTCCACTATTCTATTCTCAGTGAAGGCATCAATGTTCCTGGTTTGACTCATACTATCATGCTGCGTAATCTTCCCATCATTGAGATGGCACAGACAATCGGTCGTGTTATCCGTGTTCACAAAGATGACCGCGCTGATGTTGCTGCTGGCAAGATTCCTGCGGGAGCATTTCACCTCTACAAGAAATCTGAGGGCATTGTAACTATGCCAACAGGATATAAGATGGGTGATGCTATTGCTCAGCGTATGCAAAATGTTGTCAATGCCATTTTTGTTGAAGGTATTCCTCCTCTTGCATTTTGTTGATAATTTTATTTGTAACGGCATGGCACAGGTGGTCATGCCTACAAATAAAAATAAAGATATTTCCGCGTTAGTTCCGCGTCTCTGTGCCAGTTGGTCAAAGTGTCCACTACCCCTTGCATTTGACGCCATAACCTGCCATACTATATTCATAGTCAACCAATCAACCATGCGTCACTACACCAAAGCACAAGTTCTTGAGCAATTCCGTTACAACTGGAAAGTAGCAACAATGCAGAATCCTGCACTCAAGAGTGACAAGATTGCCAAGCGTATTGCGTTCGGTGATTTCACTGATATGCTTTGCAAGTGTAATGAAATTAGTCTCAAACAGTACGAGACATGGAGCAATCCTTTCTGATGCTATGTCAACAACTTGGGTTCTCATTCCCTGGTCCTTAATGAAACACCGTTCAATGAAGTATTCTGAACTGTTGGAAGAATTGCAATCGTTATCTCCCCAACAATTGCAACAAACTGTCACTCTTTATTCAATCAAGGATGATGAGTTTATGGCAGCATTTCAGGGAGACTTTACAGACGAAGACGAACAAGTTCTTTGTCCTGATCATTATGTTATCACTTTTTAATCTCATGTCATGTGACACAAATACCGAAATCATGGAGACTTTGTTTGAAGAAGTTCAGGAAGAATATCCTGACCTAACTATTGAACAGCAAGCAACAATTGCTTCACAACGTTTCTGGAATCTCGCGCAATGATTGATACTAACACTGAACAAACTATCACAGTTCCTGACAATGCTGAACTCATTGATGATGTTTTTTATGTTTGGAAAACTCGGTTTGGACTATTCACAACAATGACAAAAGAAGGACGTAAAATGTTGACTGGTGGCACTCGTGATGGTGTTATCATCATGACACGTTGGCATCTTAAATGTGAACAAGATGGCACACTAGAAGATTACACCCGCGTGGTAGGATCTGCTATCGTTGGTGGCAAACTTTAATGGAACTTCCCCCCGATTTTATTCATGAACCTCCGACAAACTACACTTACAAAGTTGAAACGTTTCGACCTAATGTTCTACGCATTTGGTGTTGCAATCATGCTCAATTCACTTACAACGGCGGTGCTGTTTCACAAACTATTTGGGGATTCTACAACACCAAAAAACGCACCTACTTCGCTCCCATCAATTCAAAGAAGTGTGGAGCAGTAGTTGACATTAACTCTACAACACCTTACACGGCGATGCAACTTAATCGCAAAGGGTTAGAGTTACTTTGGATGTGACACCTCACATAGTGGCACACAGACGCTTGTAGATGCCTCAAAATGGTGTATTCTATAAGAGTCAAAGGAAACACACATGCTTTTCAAAGGTCCAAACGGTCGCATCTGTTCTACTCTCTCAGGTCCCGAAATCCTCGCACTATCTAACACCGATGATTTTATCGAAAACACTAAAGCGGTCGCTGAAAAAACTGGGTCGATGGATCTCTGGCGTGAAATGTTCGGTGATGATGATGGAATCGGACAAGACTCTGCCTTTATGGATGACAACTTCGGAGGGTAATTACGACACATGAAATTTGCAATCCTCGTTATTCTTGCCATTTGTTTTTGGGGTTCTCCTGGCGCACGTCGTGCCGCATCTGTGATGCTTCGCGATGTTGCTAACTTCGTGCAACCTGAATCAACAACAATGCAAGACAAAATCAATCAGTTTAACACCTGCCTTCAATGAAAAGTAAAACTCAAACCTATCTTGTTCGGGTTTACGATAAGTTCACCATGATGCAAGTTTCCCGCACAATGCCTACCAAACCAACGACACATAAGGGCATCAAAGCACAAAACAATCGAGTGCTAAAATGGGCACAAAAAACATATCCAAATCAAATTCGTTACGAGGTTGAAGCATTGAATGATTGATAAAAAGAACATCGAAGATGTAACCGATTCTCCCGAAGATTGGGAAGATTTTTGGTTCAATGAAGATCTGGGTTTGTCTTACTCAATGAGTCAAGATGAACTCAAAGAGATTGAGGAACTGATGAAACCTCGTCATTCTTCTAATTACATTGAAGATGTAATTGAAGGAAAAAATATCATCTGCAAACGCGAATCACCCCTTTCTGAATGAACATGAACGACTCCACACTTGATCTCTTCACTAATCACGAGACCGATGATCGTCAACATATGGTTGATACTATGGCAGAAACTTATTGGGATGCTATGCACAACTGTGCTAATCGTGGTGACAATTTTGATGCTATCGCAATTTATGAAGAATGGGTTGTTGATAGTGTAGATCCTCAAGATGGCGGATACGAGTTTACTTTCGTCCCTGATCTTACAGACATTGTTGAAGACAATTAAACTCCGCGTGTGCCAGTTGGTCAAAGTGTCCACTATGGGTTGATTTCCGCGCCATAGGGTGCCATACTATAAGAGTCAAAGAAAGGAACGCAATGCAACTCACTTCCAAAGATGCAAACATGGTTGTTGACTTCTATCCCGTCAAATTTGCTGACGGTGATATCAGCACCCGCTACATTCTGAAGACTGTTACATTCATGGGACAATCTCAGTCTAAGCGTTACATCTTGAAGCGCGATTTTGATCGTGAGGTTACATCTCGTGTGGAGGGTTATGGTTATGAAGTGACAGAAATGCACACTGAACCGCAACTTTTCAACTCTGCAATGTGTCTCGCTTGTTGATCTTATGAACAACTTTGAAGCACTACAACTCTCCAATGAGATACAAGAACAAATTGAACTTGTTGGTGAGTTGTGGGAACTTTCCCCCTTTGAAATAAATGCCCTATGTGGTATCGTCGCTGATGCATTTGCGTCTCGTGGTATCACTATGCAACAACAAATCAATCAATCCAATTAAACATCATGTCCACAACTTTCGCTGACTACGTTGACAACAAACCTGCTATGGATGAGCAAATTTCTAACATCGAACGTTATGCAGTCTTGCTGTGTGATGCTCTTTATTTGGATGTAAAATATGAGCAGTTGCGTTATCATAATAATGCTGTAGATCATGTGGAAAGTGATAGTTTCAAAGGTGATAAAGAATATGAACGTAACTACCATATTAACAAGATTCGAGATATTGACGCCAATGGAGTTGATCATGAATTCTATATTGAATCCGGTCGCAAATATCATAAAGTGATTCACAAATGGAAGGATAATGGATCTCGCTCCGTTCATGCTTTTATCGATAAAAAAACAGGTGATGTATATAAAGCAGCATCATGGAAAGCACCTGCTAAGCATGTAAGATTTAATTTGCTTGATGATAACTCCCGTGAAGAATGCCTGTCCCGTTGTGATTGGGCAGGAGGTTATCTTTACATGTAAAATGTAAGAAAATCAAGGGGAAATAAACCAGTTTGCATAGTGGCACAACACCCCTTGATTTTTGCTCAAATCTGTGCCATTATACAATCATGGAAAACAACACAAACGACATGGCAACTCCGATCTTTTCTCTCATCCCCACCGAACAACAAGCGCAGTGGGATTATGTCATGGGACAAATGTTGTCCTTCGTTGATGACACAAATGCTGACATCGATATGGCATATGATTTTGTATGTGAGCAACTCGGAATTGATTCCTTTGTTGATAATGAAACCGCATGGAATGACTTCTACACTTATTGGGAAGCAGCAGACAATCGTAACCAAACCCAATACAACTTTGCCTGATCTTTTCGCCCTTAACTAACACTTTCTCATGCGTTATTCTGTCCACTGTCCATCTGCCCCATACGAAAATTCTTCCTTTGTTGACATCGACGATGCATGGGGTTTGTGTTTAGATCTCTCCGAAGAATACGGTTATGCCGAAGTTCGTTACGGGGAATGTGTGATGGGTTCATACACAAATGGAGAGTAAATCTTCTCTCCTTTTTTATTACTCAATTTTATTATTATGACAACATCAGTACCAACCATTGCAGTATTTCCTGAAGAAGGTCTCACT